GCAAGATTACTTGGGTTCCTGTATTCGTTGAGCAAGCGATCTGCGACCTAATTCCGGATGAGGGATATGCTCGGGAAAATGCTAGGCTAGCTTGGTTGTGGGACGATGAGCATCCTAACCACAAGAAGGAGCGAATATTAGAACTATTTCCGGGAGCAGTTGAGATGCCAGATGCAAGTGGCGTTCCTTCCGCTGATTACTGTATCGTTCGTCCTGCGACCAAGAAAGATTGGCCTGAAAATATGTGGGTGGAGATTGGCCCGTATGTGAGTGGTAATCCTTGGGACGCCGCAGCTAAAAAATGGTTTCCCCTACCTTGTCCATTTTGCGGAGAATTACCGGAAGAAGTCCACGACAACGATAAGACATATTTTTACGTCGCGTGTGATAACAATGATTGTCCTTGTCAACCCGAAACAGGATTGCAAATTAGTGAAGAGAAGGCAAGGAGCGAGTGGAATGAACGGCGATAAGAAAATAGACGCGATACTATCGGCTATACCGTGGCGGTGTTTTCACTGTGACTTTATTACCACTGATCCTGCCGAGGCTGAGTCCCACTTTGGCGAACGTGATGATGCGGAAGAGTTTAATCCTATTTGCAAGTGGTGGGACAGGATGGGCGATGATGAACGGATAGCTACACTGCAAAGCTACATTAAAGATATTAGGGCGGAACAGGAAGAAAATTATCGCCTTCGTAGACAGATTGAAGGACTTGAGTATCAAGTAGATGCTCCTCCACCTTGGAAGGGTTACAGGGTATTTCGGGAATGCACGTCGATCAACGAAATATTCTGTCTGTACGATTCGATGGAAGGTAGGGCATTAGCTGCTGAAGAGCAAATAAAGAAACTGAGGATGGAGATGGAGGGGGTAACGCCGCAGGACATTGCGGAGACAATGCCGCCCAACCCAAATTTTAGTTGACGAAAGGGTGCGCTTGGCGCATGATATGAGTCTATAGGAGAAAAGTGGATGCCTCGTCCTAAACCAACACCAGAAGACCTCAAGGCTAGGAAAGCTCTGGCAAAAGAAATAAAAGTATTTCGAAAGACCTACAAAATAACGCAGAGGACGCTAGCTGATCTGATGCGAGAGCCGGGGGATGACTCTGCGGCAGGATGCAGGCGAACTCTGCAAATGATTGAAAGTGCAAAGGTTACTCCTCACAAGTCCACGCTTCTTCGTTTCCAGATCGTCCGAAATAGGATCGAGTCAGAAAATTCTTAACAACCAGTTGACAATGTAGTGTAGTTGCGATACATTAGCCATGAGTGAACCTACTAGCTTTCGAATATCGACCGCAGGACTTAGACTCTTAGCTTTACTTGAGGAGTCTCTAGGATTGAAACGGTCTTCGGTAATCGAACTGTCTCTCAGGGAACTCGCGAAGCGTCACCAAATAGAATAGCGAGGATCATCTTATGGCTAAGATCAGCGAACCGACGAACGGGGGACAGGAAGCAATCGAAACTGGACTCCCTTATACTGCCCATATTACGATTGTTGGCAGCGCAGACTTACTCCTACATGCTTGGAATTGCGAAGCCGTGCAGGAGAAAGCTGATTCAAAGAAGGGTTCCAAGGCGAAAAAATCAGATAACGTAGAAAGCTATGTAGTCCGTAACGAGGATGGAATAATTTGTTTACCCGCTGAATATCTCCGCATGGCTGTTGTTACCGCCGCGAAGTTCCGTCAAGACCCGCGCAGCCCTCGCAAGAGCGCGATGGACTTATTTAAAGCCGCCGTGGTCAGCCTGTCTCCTCTTAGCCCTATAGTCAACAGAGAAGGTAAAATTGCGAAGGAATGGGATTTTGAACATCGCTGCCGCGTCCAAATCCAGCGCAGTGGAATAACGAGGGTTCGCCCAGCTTTCAAAGATGGATGGTCAGCGGAGATTTCTCTGATGATTATTACTCCTGAATACATCGACCCACCGATGCTACATGAGGTTATCAGTGCGGCAGGGAGGCTAATCGGAGTTGGAGATTTCCGTCCAACTTACGGGCGGTTTCAGGTGACAAAGTTTGAGATTCAGCGGGACTAATCGCTGAGTGTAGCGCATGGCAGGGTGAGGTCAGGCATGGTGTGGCAAGCCAAGGTAGGGTATGGCGAGGCGCTGGTGAGGTCAGGCGCGGCGAGGCTAGGTATGGTTTGGCATGGTGAGGGTGGTAAGTGTAGTATTACACCCTCAGTAAAAATTTATTGGGAATAGGAGAAGTAATGACTCCACATCAGCAGCGTGTTTTGAAGGAAAAGCAGGATTTGGACGAAAAGATTACTAAGTTGGCATCTTTTACCGAAACTGATTTTTACATAAACCAACTTGAACCACAGGAAAAGCACCGCCTCGCTCAACAGTGGGACATTATGATCAAATATTCGCGGATTCTCGGCGAGCGTATCGCGGCATTTCAACCGGATTTTCAAGATTAAGGAGAACTACATTGGCAGATGCTACGACTTATATTGCTGCGCTTTCAGGCGAGGAAATTGTTCAAGACCTATGCGGCGCGATTGCCGAAAAACTTAGGTCTGACTGCAATTTGAGGCCGATTGACGGCTATAGCGGCGGGTACAGCGCAAAGGTTTCAATTCACATTGAATGTTTTGGGCTGGATCAAGCGACCGTTGATTATGAGGTCGCGGTCAACGAAGTTACTTCTGACCCTGCTAACCCTTTGCAGGAGCCGGATGACGTGATCGACCTTGAACTAGAGGTTCCTGTTGAGCTAGACCTTTCCCTCGTGCGCGAAAGGAGCAGTCAGCCAACGCCTGACTTTGAAATGAAACCTGCCTTGGAGATCAGTGAGGAAGGTCCAGTTGGACAGCCGAAGCCAAGAAAATACACTCGTCGCCTTAAGGCTCTTGCTACTGCTACGGGCGGCGCGGCACCGTTTACGGAGGTGGAGTAATGGCTTACACACCGGAACAATTAGCCATTGTATGCCCGAAATGTCGAGCGGCTGTAGGCGGGAAGTGCCTTACGCCGTCGCTGTGGGGCCAAGCTTTTATTGAAGACCCGCATCCTGAGCGCGTGCAGGAGGCCGAGAAAAATGCGTCCGCGTAAGAAGGTGATCTTAGTCGATAGCGACGAACAGCGGCTTTCGGAACGTACTTTTCTTTTGAGGAATAAGGGTTATAACGTCTATCCTTGTGAGTTGGCATCATCTGCAATCGAGTTGCTAGGAGGTTTTCAGCAAGGAGAGTTAGACCTTTTCATTGCGAACGAATCACTGACAGACTCAGACGGAAATGAGTTGTGCAAGAGGTCGAAAGATATACATCCACTGTTGCCAACTCTTTTGATGTATAACTCTATAAACGAACTAAAAGACTGCGCAGCTAACAATTTTATTTCAAACTCATCTTATTCCACATCACATTTTATTAGCATGGTCAAAATTCTTATAGCTCGTAAGCGCGGACCCAGACCAAAGATCAAGCCAATGGAGGTTGTCCTTGTCGAAACAGGAGTATCGGGAATATCTTCGCGTGTGGCGTGATATACGGAGAGCGAACGGGGTTTGTATTGATTGTGGCAAGAAGTCTTACGGAACGCGGTGTACTCAGTGCTCCAATAAAAGCACAGGTTACAAAAAGAGGGGGAGGGCGACAGGATGAGTAGGGAGTCTCGGTTCTGGTTGGTTTGGGGAGCAATGGTTGTCATTGCAATGGTATGGGCATAGAAAGAGTATTTATATACTTAAGTATCTCGGAGGGGAAATGAACACTGTTTATGAAAGAGAGCTAGAAGATAGGAGCGGTTTTGGAATATTTGTAGGAAGAAAGAAGGATAATATTGCTCCATCGGTTTCGCAAGGCGGTCAAGATAGATGGGAACAATGCGTCGGCTTCGGAAAAACATCCGAAGAAGCGTGGAAAGATTATCAAAACCAAAAAAAAGTGGAAGACGAAAGGAATAAAACATGAGCCAAATCCACAGTGAAATTCTTACGGCGGCTGTTTTCACGTTTTTTGGGTACATGCTGTCCTATGTGATCCATCGGCCAAAACGTGATGACAAAGGACGCTTCAAGAAATAGTGATCGGGAGTAGTAAAATATGAGAAATCCTAAAACTGTTATAGTTAAGACTGCTATTCCTACGCTGGAACAATTTCGTATTGCGCTAGGATTGAGTAAGAAGGATGCAAAGAGGATTGAAATGCTTTCGCGTGGAGGAAAATGAAGAACCAGTTAGACGAGTTGCACGTTCCGCACTGGCAGAACTCAATTGATCTACCATCCTACCTGCAAGAAATTGTCGATCAGATGCGGCGTGGGGACTATACTCAGAGTTGCGAGGCTCTGATCCTAACGATGGACGCAGAAACAGAAATTGTAACTGTTATTCATTGGGGAGAGCCTAGTGGTCTGTGCAGTGAGGAAACGTTGAAGGACATAGCGAAGATGTCGAGGACGACGGCATGACAAGGGAGAAAACGATGGCGATTGATTTATCTACCGTACCGATGATTTCACGTAACCGCATGTTCCATGATTCATTGAGGCGGGTTACTGCTAAACTACTTGAAAACGATACCGTGAAGCATGTAGGCGGTAAGGCAAGTGGAAATTCTTACTGCGCAGGAGTAACGAGACAACGTGTAAGGGCGTTAGCAAGGACGATGGCGCGGGACGAAATGCGGAGTATTCGAAAGGGAGAGTAAAATGGCAATTATAGACGGAACCAAACCAGTACAAGCAGTTTCCTGCGACCTTTGCGGTACGAATTTTGATCGTCCACTTAAGTCAAAACAAGATAGTTGGGGTGGAATATGGAAGGATGTTTCCATCACCGTATACCCTAACGTTGGCGAGCCAGAAGGAATTTTTCAGATGTACGCTAACATAAAGGTTTAGCACGCCTGCAAAGATTGTCGAGAAAAATTTGCAGAAGGAGTTCGTTCGCTTATTGATGAGTTGAGTAAAAATAAGGAAATAAAGTGACAAAGGAACAGTCAGAACGATTAGTGATTGCTTGGGAGGGCATCGCGCAGAATTTAGGAGCATTGAATGAAACCCTCCGAACCGCCATCGACAAGCAGTGGCCCAGTGCTCGTGAATTCCGAGAAGCCGTTATCACCAGACTCCCCACAGCCGAAGACCGCCTCAAAAAAGAAACAGGCAACACAGACGGACCCGTTGACCAATGGCTCGGAGAGTTTGACCCCGAAGAAGAAATCGGGCCTCGCGAACGGGAGTTCCTCGCACGAAAAGGACAAGCTAAGTAGCCTTCCTGTCCCAAAACCTCTACCTAAGCCACGCGACCGCGCATCCGAAGCCCTCAAGCGGCTAGGAGTCGATGCGGTTGCTTTACGTTCTGCTCCTGAAATAACTCCTATTCTCAAGATGGCGGAAGGTGGGCTAAAAGCTGTCTTAGGAGCTATGCGGTTTGCAGTAGACGATCCTACCGTTCAGACATTCCTAGAAAAATACGATTCTGTTCCTGTTGGGGATAGGGAAAAGTTACCTTGGGAGGCTATAGCACTCGCGGCAGGACTCGATTTAAGAGTTTTGTTAGGATGTGCTATTTTGGCTGCTCAGTCTCAGGCTGCTAACATGACAAGGATTATTGCCGTTACGAACCAGCCTAGAATTACGAAGGCTCGGGTAAAGTACGGTCTTTTGCCTAGCGGCGAGAAGGATAGAACGGCACTGGATATGACAAACGGCGTCCTTCAGGGGCCGAAGGGTCCAACGTTTATTGGCAAGGCGATCTTTGGATCGGGAAAACAAAACATGACTGCGCAGGGAGCGGGTCAAGGTGATGATGATGACGGTCCAGTCATTGACGCGGATGACGAGCCAGATTTGGATCATCTATTCCCACCGTCCAACGAAATTCAACAAAAGCTAATTCCGATCCGGCAGAGGATGTTGGAAGACGGGAAATAGATAATGTATAGCTCAAGGATCGTGAACCTAAATATTGAAGAGTATCAGCGAGTTTACAAGAAAAAACTCGTATACCACACCTACGCAGAAGTTCAGGAGTTTACCAAGTATATTGACAGTCTTGTCAACATAGAGTCAAACAGTAAAAGTAGCTACATCAACCTGACAAAGAAACTTAGTGCGGCTCGGCAGCAGGAAATAAGAGAGTGGATTCAAAATGAGCAAGCCCTTTGTACGCTTGATGCGATGTACTGGGCATCCCGCTACGCTTGGGTTTGTGATGAGCAAGGACAAATATTCAAATTTATGCCGCGTAAGTCTCAACAGATTTACAACTCAATTATTGCTGAATTTGATGAGAAGCAAGTATCAATAGAACTCCTCATACTCAAGGGAAGGCAGCTTGGAATTTCCACATTCACCGCATTATTATTTTTACACCGCATGTTATTTCTGCCGCACACTCAAGCGATTATGGCGAGTGTAAAAGCGGCTTCATCAGAGTTAATTTCCCGCATTATCGACACTGCTTACAATCGTTGCCCTTGGTGGCTGGTTCCTCGCAGACTTCCTAAACGCTCTTTCGATAATGGTTCTATCCTTTCAGTTCAATCTGGTATGCAGGCGACAGGACTTGCACAAGGCTGGACTCCGACATGCCTTGTACCAGGATCGTTGGTACGTGTGGCTAACGGATTTACGAAGAGAATAGAGGACGTTACCTCTAACGACACGATCATTACTCATACCGGAAAGACGGTTCGGGTTAAGGAATCTTTTCAAACGCTGCGTGGCCCTGATACAACAAGGGTATTAAAACTATGGGGAAACTACAGTCCTTTCGAATGCACTTTGGAGCATCGAATTTACACTCCGCAAGGATGGGTTGAGGCGTCCGAAGTTTGTGCGGGGGATTATGTTAGTCACTGTATTAGGCCAATTACTTCGGAAATAAAATCATTTCACGCTACAAAAATGTCGAGGGGTAAAGTCAAAGCGGATCGCCTACAGCACTTCGATGTAAAGTTAACGGAAGACTTTGGGTATCTTTGTGGTTTCTACCTTGCAGAAGGAACCGTACATGAGAGTGCTATAAATCATCCGACCAAGAAGCCGTACATCTCTGAAATTACTTTTTCCGTTCATAAGCGCGAAGTCGAACATCGCTTGGAATGCATGAGGAAAGTTCTAGGAGCAGATCAACATATCAGAGTCTACAACGCTTCAGACAATGGAGCGAAATTGATAGTCGCTTGCGCTTGGCTTGGGAAGTGGATAGCAGAAAACTTAGGCAGAACGGATAAAAAGACTGTACCAGATTGGGCGTGGATGGCGGGGAAACCGTTTTGTAGAGGCTTGGTTCATGGATACCTAGACGGAGATGGGCACTGTGAAAAGGAAACTAATCACGTAATAGCTCCCTCAATTTGTCAGTCGATAATTTTACAAATGCGAGACTTGATCGCATCGCTAGGTTTTGGATGGTCTTCAGTATACTTTAGGCCGCATCACAAACAAATTGGTAAGTACACTCAAAAGCATAGAGATACTTGGGTATTGGTTTTGACTGGTCCGACAGGATACAGTTATAGAAAGATGTTTGGTCACGAGACGCAGCCAATGAGAAATGGAAGGGCAAGGCATTGGCGTTACAGCAGGGATCGTAAACACATAGAAATCATGGTGGAGTTTTCTCACAATGGGTTTAGTGAAAAGTTCTATGATATAGAGGTCGATCACAAAGATCATTCATTTACAACCGTCCATAGCTGTGTCCACAACTGCGTGCATCTGTCCGAAATTGCCGACGTTCCAAATCCCATATTGACTATCGAAGAAGGACTATTTCGCGCTACACACACTTCAAAGAACCTGTTCATGGTGCTAGAAGGTACAGGACGAGGGAATACGGGATGGCTTGCTGAGACGTGGAGAAAGTCAAAGGAAGGCTATCCAAAGGGACGTGAGCGACTATGCCCCATCTTTATCCCTTGGGTGATGTGTCCAGAGATTTATCCGAAAGAAGATTGGCTCCGTAAGTTTCCTGTCGAGAATAGTTGGACTCCCCACGACATAACACGCAAGCATATTGCTAAGTGTGAGTCGTACATTAGGAATACTCCATATCTTTCAAAGGTAGCTGGCGCAAACTGGAAAATGCCAATCGAACAAGCCTGGTTCTGGCAATTTAATTATGACTCTGCTTGCAAGAACCACACGCAGAAGACGTGGGCGAGCCAGATGCCTGCTGACGACTTTGATTCGCTAACGGGCGTACACGACAGCGTATTTGATGAGGAAGTGCTATCGGAGATAGAAGAACAGATTTACGTCATTACTGAGAAGAATGGAACGACAGTAAAAGAACGCCTGAATCCTGTCCAGACCTATGCAATTATCGGACATGACGTAGACGACGACTTTTATCCTGACCCTGACTTGGTGGATTACTCGAAGGAAAGTATCAAGGTGGAGTGGAAGTCCTATCGGGGTAACGAGTATGAGTGGACGATGTTACCCCTAAAGCCACAGGACGAAAGCGTTGAGATGAACACGATGGATCGGCTGATGGTTTATGAACCTCCGCAACGAGGCTTGTATTATGCGTGCGGGGTAGATACGGCTGACGGGTTAGGTACAGAGGATGAGGACCGTACCGTTTTGTCTGTAACGAATAATAGGTTCAATGGTGAGTCCGATGTTCAAATGGCCGAGTACACAACAAATAAATTAAACAGTGCGCAAGTAGTAGCGTTTGCTGCTTGTATCGGTGCATGGTACGGGAAGAATAGTCCTGACGGGCGTGGGATGAAGTACGCAATCGAACAAATACGCGGGCCGGGAGATACTTGTCAACATCAACTCAAGATGATGGGTTTCAACAACCATCATAAGCCTCGTCGTTATGACGGGAAGAAGATCAAGGAGAATCCCGGCACGAAGGAAGGCTGGTATTCGAACGGATGGTCTGTGCCTATGTTGATGGCGCGGTTTCAGGAAGCCGTTAACGGCGGATGGTACGTTCCAAGATCGAAGTGGCTGATTGAGGAGCTAAGGACGCTGGAACGGCATGAGACGGGCGGGAAGAGTAAGATGGAGCATCGTAGCGGCCAGCATGACGACCGTGTTAGGGCTGCGGCTGTATCGTACTTTACGGCGCATGACTTTGATATTTTGACGGAGCGTGCGCAGAAGAGGAGTGAGCCGCCGAGAAAGAGAGAACGACCGAAGGGGCCGGGAACAGCAAATCAGTTAGCGGTTGCAGAAGATTGGCCGTGACATGAAGGCGCAGGAAATGATAGAGTTTAAATTATGCGATATATGTCTGTTTGCTCTGGATTGGGTGGAGCCGAGTTAGCTTTTGAGTCGCTAGGATGGGAATGCGCAGCGGTAAGTGAAATTGATCCTGCTGCTTGCGCTGTGCTAAAAACGAGATTTCCTAATGTTCCAAATTTAGGCGACTTTACCAAGATCGGAGTGGAGGATGTCGGATCAATCGACCTTATTTGCGGAGGAACACCTTGCCAAGATTTCTCAGTCGCTGGTCTCCGAGCAGGAATGGACGGAAACCGTGGTCAACTCACCATTGAATTCGCTCGACTTGCTGAGAGATTACGGCCCAGATGGCTGGTCTGGGAGAACGTCCCCGGCGTGTTGTCGATTGATGGAGGACGAGCGTTTGGAACCTTTCTCGGACTCTTGGGGAAACTCGGGTATGGGTTCGCTTACAGAATTCTTGACGCTCAGTACTGCGGAGTACCACAGCGACGGCGTAGGGTCTTCGTTGTCGGATATCTTGGAGACTGGAGAAGTTCAGCAGCGGTATTATTTGAGCGCCACAGCTTGTCGGGGTATCCTTCGCCGCGCAAAGAAAAGGGGCAAAGCGTTGCCGGATGCCTTAAGGGTGGCTCTGGAGAGCGTGGCTGGCCCGATCCTTCAGATGGAAACGGAGGAGGACTTATCGCAGGAACTCTTGGACGAGGATATGGAGATAGAGGAAGAGACATCGACGGAGCAGGGGCGTTTATTCCCTTTACCACAACCTCACACGCTGGATATGGAGAAGGCTTAGGAACTTTGCGTTCTAATGGTGGTGATTTAGGGGGGGGGCAGCGAGAGTTTGATAACTCATGCGGTAACTTGCCATCAAGCGAAGGGCGGCGATCCGACAACGGACAACTACTTGGTAACAGGGGGTTTCTTTGACAGCCGTATCGCAACAACTCTTGTCTCAGAAGGCGATGCTCATAGTGGATTCAGAGATGAAAAAGGACTGATTCCTGTTTCCTTCAATAACACAGGTCAAGGATGGTGGAACGAAGGCAATGTAGCAGGCACGGTGCGGACTCCGGATGGAAGCGATTCGCTGAAGTCCACCGTCGTTGCTTTTGCATTGCAGGGAGCAGGTAAAACTTCACAGAATTCACAAGGAAGTACCATTAAAGAAGAATGTTCGTTTACGCTAAACACGACAGATACGCACGGGATTGCCGCAGGAATGCAAGTACGGCGATTAACTCCTAAAGAATGTGAAAGGCTGCAAGGAGTTCCAGACGATCACACCTTGGTAATTTACAATGGTAAGTTGATGGCAGACGGTCCAAGATACAAAATGATTGGAAACGGTTTTGCGGTTCCTTGCGTAAGGTGGATAGGAGAACGCATTGCGATGGTGGATGCGCTGAAACGTTAAAACTTTCCTATCGCGGCGCAGGATTTGTGTTACAGTTTGTGAGGAGATTAAATGAGTAAATATACGCATTGTGCGAAGTGCTGTACTAGCCGTTCGGGAGAAAAATTGGGTGAGGCTTGCAAGACTCCCGGTTGTGATGGGGTAATCACGGAAGTTCCAGACTTCAAGGATTTGGTTGACTCTCTTCCTGAAGAATTTCTATGCCCACGCAGGACTGAGAATCCCGATCCTAACAACGTATTCAAGTTTCCTAAGTCGGACCATTGGGACAAGTTTAAAACCAATGGACAGCGTGTGTGTAGTTATTGCGGGTCGCTACATCCTGACGATATGTTTGCGCTGGTACGAGAATCGGCTGAGGCTCCTGCCGATGGCGACTATTTGAAGACGGTTACGATTGAGCCGAGTGACAAGAAGTACAAAGTCTACGTTCATCAGCCGGGAGTTCGGAACGCGCATGAGGGTGGTATCAAGTTCTATATGATGCACCTGCCGCGCAAGGATGGAAAGATTGACGTGACAGATCAACAGCAAGCGGAGTATGCGGATGCTGTGAAGCGGAGCGATAGTCGTTTTAATATCTATCTTAAAAATAGATATCCGGCAGGAGAAAAATCCTAATGCAGCGTAACGCCCAACTAAAAAGTCCTGTCGTGTATTACTGGTCGAACCCAACTGTCTATGGCGGGACAGGAGAAATTATCCAAGGGATGCCTGAACAGTACGCTGCTCCTGCCGGGTTTGAGAAAGTCGTCTGTAGGACGGTAGCTGAGGCCGAACGGTGGAGCGGTAGGATGCGTTTGTGGGACGCGGCTAAGGAAGAGATAGCTCAGGCTTACCAGCGACATCAGGAAGAACAGCAGTACAGAGATACAATCAGCGAGTTCAACAACAAGATAGCGAACGCTCGCAATGCGATCAACAAGGATTTTCTTGTGCAGGCGAAGGCGAATTTTATCAAGCGATACGAGGATAGATACGCGGTACAGCGAGAGAGTTTCCTTCATTCCGAAGCGTATGCTGCCGATGATAAGAGCGTAAGGACTCCAAAGGTTCGGCTTCCAAAGAAGCTATTTGATGGCGGCGTAGGGGAACTAGACGAGTAGTCGGCGCAGGAATATAATCAGTTGAAAGGACACATTACAAATGCCAGATGCAAGACACAATAAACCCCTAGACCAAATTGAACCGTTCGGCGGCAGGATTCTCGGAGCCGTCTCTCGCAAATTAAAAGAAGACAAAGAGATGGACCCAATGGAGTCAGTGGCGTATGCGCTGGCGTCGATTGCGGATACCATGTGGCTGCAATACCTGCTGGATCGGCAGAAATATGAGGACCAAAAGAATCCTGTTGCGGGAACATAAAAGCGCAGGTTATAATACCTTCATACGAGAAAGTAAAGTTTAGGGAGATGGGGAAAGAATAAATGTCATATATACCGCGTAAAATTCACATACAGAAAAGCGAGACAGCGGATACGCGCTCGTGCGACTACGCTAACGTGTCTAAGATGACCCTGCTAAAGAGTAGCATTCAGCATATTGCTGACGTACAACAGGGGTTGGAGTTTTTTCGTGAATTGCTTGACGAGCAAGCGGGTGCTCACGATTCCGATAAGATCACCGACCTTGACGGATTCCATCGGGACTTTCTGACAGGTTTTGAGAAAACGGAATGGTGGGACAAACACCGCAAGATCAATCGGCACCATCTGCTTCAGGATGATGGAGTTCCTTCCGACGTAAACCTAATCGACGTGATGGATTTTATTTCTGATTGTGTTATGGCAGGTATGGCGCGGACAGGATCGGTATACCCTTTGGAAATCAAGCCCGAAGTGTTGATGGCTGCGTTTCAAAACACCGTTGAGTTACTGAAGTCGCGGGTAGTGGTTGATGGGGGGAAAAATGATTTCAGCGAAACGTATCCATTGGAGCGATAACGACCACTACTGGGGTCCATTCCTGTACGCTTCAGATAAGTACAATAATTTCGCATTGGTACTTAGTTCTGGGCATGACGAGTATCCGGGATGCAGGTTGAGGATGAGCGCGTTTGGGCATACGCTGATTATTGTCCTGCCGCCGATCATTAGGCCGTACTGTATTAGGCATGTGGCTAATTCATGGGATGCGACGACCGTAGCGCGGCTAGGACGCAACTGGTACGAAGAGGAGCATGAGCGCGAATACGGATTTTCCTATAGCAAAGCAGGAGGGGTAGGAGGCGGTGGATTTCTTCAAGTATTTCTAGGTCCGCAGACGATGGACAGCAGCACAACAAAGAGTTGGACATGCTTTACTCCGTGGAATAATTGGCGTCATGTTCGGACGAGCTATTACGACCTTCAAGGTAATCATTATTACACCGAGCCGAAGGTTGAATGGAAACTTCTTAGCGACGACGAAAGCATGGCTATACGCGACAACATTTATTTGATGCGGAACTCCTGCCCGACAAGGACGTTTTCGTTTACAGATTTTGATGGCGAGACGTTGACGGCTAAAACAAAGATTGAGGAGCGTGAGTGGCGTCTTGGCGAGGGTTTGTTTAAATGGCTTTCGTGGTTCCGTAATCCGATCATTCAGCGTTCGCTGAACCTTGATTTTTCGGGTGAGACGGGCAGGAAGAAAGGTTCTTGGAAGGGTGGAACCACGGGACACTCCATCAGTATGCTGCCTAGTGAGCTACACGAGTCGGCTTTTCGGCGGTACTGTGCGAAGCATGAGATGGTCTTCGTAGGTGAAGTGTGAGAGAAAAGTGTGGGATACACGGAAACTGGAGGGGATGATGCCTAACGTGACTGACAAGATGCGCGATATGCAAAAAGACTCGATCGACGAGATTGTTGTAAATTGGGATTCTGAAAACAGGGTAACAATTTCCCGAACGGATAAAGGTATGGAAGAAAACGAAAAAAGGTGGAAGGCATACATCGAAAAGATGCAGCCGACTTGCCCTGAAGGATACACGGTTATTCGTCCCGGCCAGACCATTGACATGCTAGGGATCAAAGAACTTTGGCGGATACACGAAAAGAATCCTGAGCCGTTCCTTACCCGAGTGCCGCAGGATTTGGTGGATACGCCTTTTGGTCCTGCCGCGCAACGGATTCCGAAGGAGTGGGGAATATGTCTTTACTACAAGACGGTGTAAAAGAATATTCTATCGGTCCTGAATTGCAGCGGCTTCTTGATATTGAGCAAGCCGCTAAAGTAGCCAAACGATTTCTTGGAATTAAAGAATTTCCGCAATCGCAGTATATGAAAGTTTACGCCTCCGATGATTTGGGGATTGGGGATGTTGTAGCTCGTGATGTATCGGTTCCTGATGATCTACATAAGGTTAGAAAATGGAATGGACATGGGTATGTAATCGGAATTGTCCTTAGCCCAATGGTAAAAGGAACTTACGGATGGATACAAATCAAGTAATCAGTCCGGTTCTCTTACAGCGTCAGTGCGACGGCGGTAAGGGAGACATGACGGAAGAGCAGTGGGCCGACAGGATCGCTATGCGGCTTCGGGGTGAGCCAGTAGCGTTTCTTGGGTGCGGGACTTGGTTTCAGTTTTGGTTGGGAACTTCGTGTATCTGCCCTTCATGCGGGTGGACGTATCAAGTTACGCAGCAGGACGTAGAAAAGTTTCGTATTTGGGTCCATACTCCAACTTTTGACACGAGGGAGATGGAGGACAGGATTTTGAGGAACGTCCTAGCGCGGATAGGAAAGTAATAAAAATAAGGCGGGAGGGACTTGGGTAAGTCCCTTGTGGGGAAAAGAGTTTTTAACGAGGGTGGTTGTGCAGGATTCGAGCGAAGTTGGTGAGGCGGAGTATTACGCACTCAACATAACACTAAGAATCCTGTTCGCGCAAGGATAAATCAGAGTCGTCCTGTGAGCAGAAGAATAATCAGGATCACGAGAACGATCCCACCAAGGCCGAAGCCGCCTGTGCGGTAAATTCCGCCATTGTAGAAGTTTCCGCCAAGTCCAAAGATAAGGATCAAAACAATAAGCAGGATAAGCATTGGTGACGCTCCTTAGAAAGTGTGCCCCGAAAGGCTGTGTCCTGCGAGAATGAGGCTGAGGCACCAAAACGCCAGTCCGAGCCAACCAAGGCTTACTCGCGGCGGATTGGGCACGTTGAAGGCGGCGAGCAGGAGCAATACGAAAGCCAAAATGAGCAAGATAAGATTGAGCATAAGAAACCCTCATGCCGTAGGATGCCTATTTTTCCTTTCGCGTCTAAACTATTTTTCTTGATGCACTGGAAATGGTGCGTTACAATCCCCAAGAGTGATTGCAACAAAACGTCTTATTGGGGAGTAAGGCGCGACCGGGAGAGATTAGGAATCAGCTTTGCCAGTAATGGGCGAGTCGTCTTCGTATTTTCGGGATAGAGACGAAACCTCGTCATGGCAATTTTCGCCTTTTTGGTCATCACCTGAGCAGATATTAGCCGACGTTGAAAATCAAATTACCGAAGGCGAAGGATGGTTGGAACAGCAACGCTGCTATAAAGACCTTAGTAAAAACTTGAGAATATTCAACGCGGTGTTTACTGACACAACGCGTTCTTCGCTAATATCCAACACGTTAAAATACGACATCCGCAAATTTTGTGAGACGCTGGCGCAGGTTAGGGAAATCGCGGGTTACGGCTCAGACCACCCAGCCTATAAAAAAATGGCCGAAATGCTGACCCGAGTTTCAAAGGCCGTTTACCTCGAAAGCGATTTTCCATTTCAAATTCTAAAAGTTCTTCAGTATGCCTCAGTCATGGGGATCGGCTATCTATGGCCGAAAGTTCGTGCGACCGAATACGGGTACGGCGAAAGGAGAATGGAATTTGACGCGCTAGGACTCTTGGACGTGATCCCTACGCAGATTCCCTCTCGTACTAACGATATTCAGGATGCCTACGCTGTAACAGTTTACGACTACATGCCGATTGCAGAGGCGAAAGGGCGTTTTCCTTTATTTGACAAGGAAATTCAAACAGTAGGATCACGTCGTAACTATACTACGCGGATGCAGGCGCAGCGGGTGGACAATGCGGAGCGCAACCGTTATGGGGATGTCGGCAGGACGTTTGGCAATCTTTACGCAGAAATACGTTACACCTTTGTGCGTGATCTTCGTATAAACAACACAGGCTATGAGCTTCCTATGGGCGACATAGGAACATCTTGGTTTTACCGCGTTCCGTATGTAGGGCAAAGAATCTTCGGCGGGATGAGGAATGGAGAGCCTTTTGATCGTCCAGCCGAGGCTGCGGACTGCCGGGTATACCCAAATCTACGACTCATCATTACTTCAACGGGAATGGGAAAGCCGATGTACGACGGTCCTGCCTTCGACTGGGACCCACGTATGCCGATCATTCAGTACACAGTGGATGACTGGGCTTGGGAGCCGCTAGGCCGTTCGATTGTCGGGGATGTAGCGTCGATTGAGCAGACGATTCGGAAGCATGAGCGGTTGATCGACCAAACGACTGCTGCACGGTTGAATCCTCCGATGGGCTACAACCATACGGAAACGGGAGGACCGAAGATTGAGCATTTTGACATTTTCGAGCCAAACGTTCGTATCGGTGTGGATGGTAAGCCAAAGGAAACGTTTCAGTCGATTCTTCCTGAAGAAGTTAGGGTTGAATCGTCTAACTTTGAGTTCCTAAAATACCTGAACGAGAAGGAAGGTAAGCAGCTTGGCCTAGAAGATTTAGGCTCCTTGGGAGCTAATATGAAACTCCAGATAGCGTCTGACACTGCCGACAAGATGCTGGAATCCATAGGCCCGGTAGGAAAAGGAATCGCTGCGAGAGTAGAAAAGGCTAACAAATCAGTAGGACAGCGCGTTAAATATTTGATCCTTCAGTGGTTCGATACGCAGCGGATTATGGAATATGTTGGGCCTGAAAAGATGGCTCCTGAAGTATTTGACTATAAGCCTAACGACTTGATTCCAAGCCACTTACCGGATGAGTTGGTCGGGTCAGGATTCCCTGAAACTGAATCGAAGTACACGCAGTTAGAGCGTGCGCGATGGTTTGTGAAGCAGATTAGGTTGGTGTCGGTGCCGAGCACCTTGCTGAAGGTTACACAGATGCAGCAGCAGTTGCTGCTTCTTCAGTTGAAGAAGGGCGGTGCCCCAATAGCATGGAAAAAGATATTTGAGGCGATGGACCTAAATAATCCTGATGCGATTATCGCGGAATCCTACGAGGAGCAGGAGCAGTTAGAGAAGATGAAGCTCCTAGCACAGATAGACTTAATGCAGACCATGAAGAAGTTGGGAATTGATCCTGCGCAGTTGAATGGCGAGCAGGCAAATGATGGAAAGAAACACGCGGGCGGTAGACCCGCAAGCAATTCTCAGCCGCCTCGTGTTAAACAGAAGGGTTCTAAGGGCGGCGAACCAAGAAATGTAGTATCTACAAGCGGATAGTTTAAGGAGAAAACAGTGCCAATCAATATCAAGTCGCAAAAGGATTGCCTAACAACGGAAGTTTCTGTGTCTCTGCCCACCGACCTTAATGCTTTGGATCAGTTGATGCGAGCCTCTAAAGCGACAGGAAAGATTGTCGCTGTTTACAATCAGGGTGGCATGTTAGGAGTGAATATCGAGCAGAAAACGCGAGTCCCTGAGCGTGTATCGGAGGATGTTAGGCAACTGATCGGAGTCACTAGCAAGGAAATGGAGTAAAAGCGCAGGATTATACTATATTATTCTGCGCTTTAGAAAAAAAGTTATAACTTTCGCTTGACAAGTAGAAAACCTTTCTCTAACTTAGAGAAGAATCAAGAAGAGATGCGTCCCCAAAGAGTTTTGGGCAAACGGCAACTTCGAGTCGGAAACGGCTTGTTGTTGCCGTTTTCTGTTTGTAGTTTCTAACCCAAAAACTCAAGGAGCCTATCATGGCAAAGCGTGGACGGAAGATCACTGTGAAGTCGGAGCATATTAAGAAGGGTCGCAAGAAGGGCCACAAGAAGCACAGCGGCAAAAAGCACAAGATGGTCAAGTAACACAACCCTCAACCCTCTAACTGGAGAGTAAAACGTGGCCGCAAGTCCAATGCCCGATCCGCAGCAATCCCAAGGAGCTGCACCGCCGCCTGACGCGGGTGGTGCAGCCTCTCCAGACGGAGGCGCACAGCCCTCCCCATCGTCAGCCCCTGCAAATCCTTTACAAATGCTTCTTGCCCGCTGGTATCAAACGGCAAAGCAAATGGCTGCGTCCGATCCGCGTTTGGCGGGAGCGATGCAAAAGGTTGCTGAGGGCATTCAGGAAGCGCAGACGGCTCTGGTAAGTCCTCAACAGCCACAATCACCTTCACAGCAGCCGCAATACTGAGTTCCGGGAGATATAAAAATTTATGGCTACTCTTGCAGAAGTTTGGACAGCGACGGGAATTGATATCAATAGCGAACCATATAAAACTATGCTCGCTGATCCTAAAGTTACGTCTGCGTTTGGAACAGTTTTGACCACAGCCGAGCAGGAACGTCAGGCCGCACAGAAAGCCGCCGCCGATGCTAAGGCCGCGCAGGATGCTGCTGAATTGGCGCAGCGTGCGAACCGTGAGTTCTACGATCAAACCATTATGCCGTCGTTGACGGGATGGGAAGATAAAGAAAAGCAATATGCGCAGGAGATAGCAAATGCGAAGGCTCTTGCGGCGTTTTACGAAGCACAAAACAAGGCTGCAAAAGAATCAGGGTTTATTGCAGCAGATGCGCCCGCTTTCAATCCTTCCGCTGTAACTGTTCCGGCTCGTGGCGAAGGTGGTAAGTTCGTAGCAAACGGCGGTGGGACGCCGGGTAGCCCAACCTTCAAGCCGGAAGATATTGATAACCGTCTTGGCAATGGGTTGGACAACGGATTTTGGGCCGTACAGGAATATCAACGTCTTTCGGGTGGACAGTACCTTCCTGATTCGATTAGTACACTCGCGCAGGAAGCAGCAGCGAACAAACTTCCGTTCAAGGATTACGTTGCACGGAAGTACGACTTCGCTACCAAG